GTAGCCGTCTTACCTAAAAAAACACCATCATTGAGCGCACCTTTGCGCAAATTGCAACGCTTGCATAACACTCTTAAATTGTCGAGGTCATGAGTTCCACCAGCCTTGCGTGGAATGATGTGATCGATATGCATCTCTCCTTCATCTGTGCCACATATCTGACATAGTCTGCCATCACGAGCAAAGATCCGGTCACGCTGTCCTCGATATCTACGACTGTTTAACTTATCTAATGCCATGAGTATTTCTTCCAATGATCGAGAGCTGCACAGAAGTCTGGCTCATCATACTCTGTCACACCATAACGATTAGCAACATATCTACTAGACCAATCGTATTGTTGTTCGGGATTGGCTGTTGCTAACCATTGAGATCTACCCTGCATGAAACCGTAATGGCTACCATTGACAGCACTAAAGTTCCAGTTGCTTTCTTTAGTAGCAAGAGTATCTAAACATTGATAAGTAACTAATGTTAAATGGCTTTGAATATATTCTTTAATATCAAATCGTTTAACTTCTTTTGCTACTGCTTCTGTGGGTGCTGATTCATATATGAATAGACCTGCCCCAACAGCTAAACACGCGGTCGCGAGCAATCGCCCACAGGCGCTCGCTAGCGAGTTATAGCGTAGCATCGATGTCAAATCCATTGTCAATTTACGCATGATCTTGGGCATGTCCTAACAGTTCTAATGCATAGTATGCCTGTTGAGGCACTACTCCATTACCTAACATCTTTAGTTGTTGAGTTCTAGATAGACCGGTATTTGTAACCCAACCCATTGGCAAACCCATCATGTATTCGACAAAGACAGGATTTAATTTATTTTCAACCAATGTAGGCGGCGTGGTTTGCAGGTGCATTTCACATCGTGGAGTAAATCTGCTCCCCAATCGCGACATTTGCCCGTTGTGTGACTGATATTGGTCGTGGGTGTTGCTAGTAAAGCATGAGTCAAATCCGCCCTGTAATCCCGACAAATGCCCGAACCTTCTTGCGTTGTCGGTGTCGGTAATAGTTTTGCTTCTAAGCCTTCCTTCCTGCCATCCACTCCTTTGTGATCCCTGGCTAATGGGGTTGGCAATAACAAAGAGTCTTGCTCTTTGATGTGGTGCGCCAACATCGGAAGCTCGTACAAGTTGCCATTTTGCGTCATACCCGATTTCGGCAAGGTCTTTAAGAACTTCTTTGAATCCGAGGCTGAGATGTCCTCTGACATTTTCCAAGACGACTGTGCTTGGTCTAAGGTGGCTAATAGTTTCTTTGATAAACGGCCAGATATGTCTTTCATCTTCAGTGCCCTTTCGATAACCTGCATGACTGAATGGTTGGCATGGATATCCAGCTGTGAGAATGTCTATAGGCTCAACATCAGCCCAATTAATAGTCTTTAGGTCGCCATGATTAACCACGCCAAAGCGTTGTTCTATGACCTTTGATGCATACTTGTCAATTTCAGATACCCATACAGTTTCAGCGTTAAAGTACGCTTCGACTGCCATATCCAATCCACCATAACCGGTGCAAAGTGATCCTATCTTCATTAGTCAGCCTGGCAATCATGTCTGATTGTTATATCGAATGCACACATCTGGCAACCCATTGCTTCATAACAATATGCGCACATATATTCAAACTGCACTTCGTCACAACATCTGAAGTATGCAGTGCTATCTGACTTTAACTTGTAATCAAATGACATTATTTATCCTTACCCCAGCCAGTACCTTTGAAGATCGCTGGCGTTGCTGCGAATACCCGAATCATGGGAGTTGAGCAATGGAGTACCGGGTTACCTACTGCGCTCATTGAGTGTTCAAGCTCTTGCGTTTGACCGCATACTATGCATTCATAATCATAAACTGGCATTGTGATCCTTACATTTTGTACAGTAATCGGCATTGATTAACCAAGTGCCACAGCCTTTACAGCGTGATGGCTCTTGGAACCATTCTGAGTAATAAACTTTATTGAGTAGCTGAACCAGATCTGAGAATCGAAGCATTGCGCCGTACTCGGCCGCATCTTCGCCCTGCCCGTTAAATCTCATAACCACAACACTCAGCTTCCCATCTGAGCGTTTGCGGGTCTGATCCAGCCACTCCTTCGGCTGAAAGGCAGATCGTGCTTTCACTTCAATGTCGAACGGAACACCAGTGACATCACTGCCTTGTCTGCCTGCCCCAGCACTGTCTGCATAAGGGAACCACTTTTTTAGGTACTCAGCGACGCACTTCTGAGTGCGGTAACCCCTGTGCTTACGATGCTGGGAAGCCATTAGTTATAACCAGATCGGTGGGCATTGTTCTGCCCGATTTTTAGATGGACAGGTATAACCTTCGTAAGGCTTGCCCGTCTTTGATGAAACGCCTGTCTTATGCACCATGAAATCATGCTGGCACTTGGGTGCTTGCGGTACTTCTTTTGCATTAAGTTCGTCAGTTAGTAAGTTCATTGCTGAATTGAGATCAGGTGCGCCCTGAACTTGTACGACATCTCGTACATCTTTTGGACTTTCAATAGTCCAAGCATCTTTTACGGGTTCTGGGTATTTCTCTTTGAGGATCGGTTTTTCTGCAACAATTCCGCCTCGTCCTGCCACTGATACTTTGACCATTTCTTCTCTGGAAGGGCGTCTGCCCTTAGTAGCAAAACCTGCATTCGCAAGTGCTCTGCCGATCGCTGAAGTTTCGCAGTTTTCAAGCGCACTAGTGGCATTAACGCCGCGATCAGAATCCTTCTCCTCAGCAAACCCAGTCGAGTAAGCGACTTGGTCGAGAAAAGTGCGGTAGAGATAGGCTTTAACAACATATCGATGAGCTTCACATACTTCCAATTCCGTTGATACGCGTCCATCTGGGAACTCCTTCCAAAACTTTTCCAGTCGGCTCTCGACTGTTTCATAATCAGCTAGATTAAACGCCATGATTGATCTCCTCTTGCTTTACTAGAAAGTCGGCTTGCTCGGTTAAAGGCCAGTGAGATCCATCTGGCCAGATTGACACCCAGACCGCACAAGGCTGGCAATAATGTCGGTTGATTCCTTTAGACTTAGCGTGCTGACTTACAACTGTCCAGACTGCAAAAGTTTTACCTTTGCCATTCGGGTGATCGCGACCCCATTTCATCTGGCAGTAATCGCACCAAGTACCGGACTTTGCCTTAGTAACTGTCAAGGTCATTCCAATCAGTTGATGTAATAGAGCCAGCGATTGCAGAGTAGCTACAGATGTCTTTGTAACTGTCTGGGTGGTTTGCCGTTGTTTTGATTCTCGAGATTTTGGTGAGGATAAGACAGATTGCGACTTCGTGAGGCTCGATGTTTTTGTCAAGATACACGCTCCAGAGTCTTGCGATCTGAATGTGATTGAGAGTTGAATCGCCGTACTCACTACCTCGCTCGACGAGGAGTGCTTTGGCTTCATCGAGGATTTCACTGGCCTTCACTCTGACCAGAATGTGTGTCGGGCAACTGAACGACCCAGTGCGTAGCCTTCTTCTTTGCCTTGCTTGAATCCGTGTGCATAACCAGCTGCAACACCAACTGCCAAAAACGCTCCCATACAAAGCGTTAAATAAAGATCTAAATTCATTTTAGCCCTTTCCATCAAGTGAACCATTCACTGATAAGGCTTAAGGTACAGGTTACCTAGGACTAATCAAGCACCCGTTGATAACGAAACGGTAACAATTCTGCATCGTCCATGTGGTTGTCGATGTCACGCCTAAGCGGATTATCGAGATCGTCCATACCTACGACCGTTAACGGCAAAGGTTCCATCTTTCTCTATGTGGATTATTGACACTTGAACGCCTTTAACATCTTCTTCAACAATCAAGAATGCCTGCTGCCAATTCATCGTGCCTTTTGTGTAATGGGCCTTGCGAATATCCATTAAGTGACCCCCTTCGAAGCCACGCAGGATACGGCCTAATTTGCCCCCTGAAGCCTCTGTGAAGGCCGATTGTCCTGCTCGGTGAGTATGTCCACAGATCACGCTTAAACCATGCCTACGGGCTGCTTCTAGGGCTGTAAGACCAGGAGTTGGCTTAATAGCCTGCTCATCTCCATGCACTGCAACATAACCTTTAGCAATAGCAAATGGCTTTTTATGATACGAGATACCCAGTTCATCAAGCTTCATAAACTTCTCAAAGCGAAGTTCTGGTAATGACAAGAATGCTGGGATCTTATTCATGATCACATTGTAAAGACGATCAGTGTGGTTTGACCTGATCATGTGAGCTTCTTTGGCGTGCTGCGTTAATTCCCAAAGGACATCAACTGCCATGTCACGATCCGCAGCTAGTGTTTGCTCGTACCAGCCCGGTTTATTTTCTGTCCATCGGCTGATTTGTGGGAGATCGATTTCATCTCCAAGAGTAACGACAGCATCAGGCCGAAATACTT